CCGTCGAATTGGTGGGAATTGATGAAACGGATTTTACGGAAACGGCACTATCGGACGAACCATCGCCGATCTTGCCGTCGAAGGAATAGTCAAGATTAACCTGGAAGATCTTGATTGGGAATTGTTAGGGACCATCCAGAAAATAAGAATCGAAAATTCGAAAAGGAAATGAAATGGCAATCGATCAATCGATCACCGTAGATTACGGGGAATATCGTCGATTGCTTGATTCATTAGGATCCTTGGACAAGGCAGCTAATCGCGAAATGCGACAAGAAGCCGAAATGATTGCCGATCAAATAATGGTCCCCGCTATCAAAGCTGCGATTACTTCACACGCTGGAAACTACGCCCCAAAGTTGAACGCAACTATCAAGACAAAACAAGACAGACTTCCAGGCGTTCGCGTCGGTAATTCGACCAAAACTTCAAGCCGTGGGACCGTGTTAAATTCCCGGACCGCTGGCGGACGTGGCGCGTTTAGCGGTGGCGCAACCACAAACATGATTCGATTCGGTACAATTAAGGGTCAATATGTTTCGCGATCAGGTAAACCGCAATTGTGGGCGCAAGGTATTCGTCCAGGCTGGACAAATACCGCCGACGCAGCTTACGCCGAACCCGCGTTCGCAGCTTGGGCAAGGACCGCGCAAGATTTAGTCGATAGATGGAATCGGGGATCTGAATAATGGCAACAAAAGGAATCGGTCGTCCATTAACGATCCTGTTACAAGCCGACACGACTGGTCTGGCACAAGGTCTACAAGAAGCCCAATCAGGCGTCAAGAAGTTATCAAAATCGATCAACAAAGCTGCACAAGTTGCAACCGTTGCCTTAGCAGGATTGACCGCCGTCGCGCTTGATTTTGCGAAGGCAGCTGCGGAAGATCAAAAATCTGCCTTATTGCTTGAAAAGGCGTTGCAAGATTTAACGGGTGCAACCGATGCACAAGTCAAAGCCGTCGAAGATTACATCACAGCGACATCCCTTGCATTAGGCATCGCCGACGATGAATTGCGTCCTGCGTTCGCCCGTTTAGTAAGATCCACCGATGACGTTGCCAAATCGCAAGAATTGCTAAATCTTTCCCTAGATATTGCAGCTGCGACGGGTAAGCCTTTAGAAGCCGTAGTCAATGCCGTTGGTCGCGCATATGACGGGTCCACGACATCATTGGGTCGACTGGGATTGGGTATTGATAAGGCGACATTGGCTTCGGGCGATTTTGCCAAAATTCAAGCCGAAATTCAATCAAAGGTCGGCGGAACCGCGTCAACCGTCGCAGGTACAGCGACAGGATCATTCGCACGATTGACCGTTGCCGTTGATGAAGCAAAAGAATCGATCGGGGCTGGTCTACTTCCGTTTATCGGTCCGCTAGCCGATAGCCTTGCAAGACTTGCGCCAATCATCGCAGAGAATTCAGAATTGATTCTTGGAATTGGTGCGGTGGTGGGTGCATTATCTGTCGCAATTATTGGCTTGAAATTTGCGCTAATCGCGACCAATGCGATCATGGTCATCACGACAACAATCGGGGCAGCTCTAAAGATCGGCTATTTGACGTTAGCAGCTGCGACAGGATCGGCGACCGCAGCTCAAACCCTGGCGGAACTTACTTACAAAAAATCCATCGTTGCCCTGGTTGCTTACAATCTCGCGATGGCAGCTCAATCGGCAATTACTGGGGTCGTTACAGCTGCCCAATACGCGCTCAATCTAGCCCTGTCATTAAACCCAATCGGATTAGTAGTGATCGCTGTCGCAGCTCTTGGAGCTGCGTTCGTTTTGGCATACAAGAAAATCGAACCCTTCCGGGATTTGATGGATTCAATCTTCCAAAAAATTAAGAACATTGGAACCGCAATCAAGGAATCGCCTGTCGGTCAAGCAATTGCAAAAGCCTTCGAAGGATTCCGCGCAGCTGGTGGACCCGTTCGCCAGGGCAAATCTTATATAGTTGGGGAAGCGGGACCTGAATTATTCACCGCAAATACATCAGGGGCAATTTCGCCGTCAGGATCCTTCGGTGGCGGTGGCGGGGTGAACATCACTATCAACGGCGCAATCGATCCAGAAGGTGTCCGCAGAAGCCTTGAAACGCTATTCCAAAACAGCGCACGTCGGACAGGTCCCGTCAATTTTGCGGGGGCTAGATTGTGACATCCTACGATCCAAATCCTTCGGTCTTTATCAATTCCGTCCTAGTTGATCCCGACGTTGTTATTGACGATATAAGCGTCACAAACGGACGTCCCAACATCCTTGAACAACCTTCCCCAAGTTATGCCCGCGTTATCTTGTGGACCACCGCGGACACGGCGATCGACGTGCAATTGTCACAACCAATCCAGATTCAGATCGAAACCCCGTCCGCTGGCGACGTGTCAATCTTCAAGGGAATCATTAGCGACATCGACATTCAATTGTCAGATTATGGCGACATCGGAAACGTCACGACCTACACCTTGACCGCCGTTGGACCGCTGGCATCGCTTAATCATAAATTGGCGGGATCGGTAGGTTATCCGAAAGAATTTGACGGCGATCGAATTTTGAAGATTCTAACCGAAGCCTTCTTGACCGAATGGGACGATGTATCGCCGACCCTTGCTTGGTCAGATTTACCGGACGAAACGACATGGGATTCTTACGACGGCGTAAACATAACCCTTGTCAATGATTTGACCACCGACATCGACACACCTGGCGTCTATGAATTGAAAGCGTACAATGACGGCGACGCGAACGCGTTAACCTTGGCGCAAGAAGCTGCACAATCAGGACGTGGCGTGTTGTATGAACGCGGGGACGGGTCAATTCATTACGACGACTATTCAGCCCGCGCAGGTTATACCGCGTTAAATCTAACCGACAATGACATTCTTGCATCAGGCTTGAAAACAGCTGCACAATGGTCCGAAATTGTTAACGATGTAATCGTGACCTATCGGGCAGGCGAAGCCAATGCACGGGATGAACAATCGATCATTCTTTACGGTCAATTAACTGGTCGACGCGAAACAACGCTTCACAACTTAGTCGACGCCGAAACACAAGCGGACGCATTCTTGGAAGCCCGATCTTATCCGCGGGTGTACCCTGAACAATTTACTATTCCGTTACATTCGCCGACCGTGGCGGATGCAACACGAAACGCATTGGCGTCCGTTTATTGCGGACTACCAATCACGACTTCGGACTTGCCGATCGTATTTGGAACAGACTTCGAAGGATACGTCGAAGGCTATTCATGGGCAATCCGTCAGAAACAAGCGATCCTTACTTTGATCGCATCAGCGCAATCAGAAACTTATCCATCGATTGTCTGGTATCAAATACCGTCAGGAACTACCTGGACGGCGTATCCTGCTCTAGTGAAATGGGAAGATCTATAACATGGCAACAACTACACCAAATTACGGGTGGGACGTCCCCACATCGTCAGATTATGTAAAATTGGGAGCCGTCGCGATTGAAACGCTTGGCGATGACATTGACGCGACAGTATATGCAGCTCTAAACGGTAAATCATCGGGAAAAGTTTTATTAAACGCGACAACCTTGACATCCGCAACGACAGTCACAATCGACAATGTATTTAGTGCAACTTATCGAAATTACCTAATACTTATGTCAACTAATACAACTGGAACTGGCACTTTGAACAGCCTTCAATTGCGCGTTGGTGGTGTTACAACTGGCGGAACTGGTTACAATAGCAGCAATTTTTATGCAGATCTTACAACATCAGGAGTTATCAACCCGAGTAGTGCTTCATCAAGTTGGGCTTTAAGAAATGCTGGTCCTATTGGAACATCAATCACAATGTTCAATCCGTTTCAAACTACGCCGACTTTGGTCACAGGCACTTTCATTACACCTGCTAGTGCCTTAAATAGTCATGGTTTCTTTGGCGGACAACATACAGGCAACACATCATTTGATGGCATTCAAATCAATTGCACAACCGCAACTGGCATTGTGCGTATATATGGAATAAAGGACGTGTAATGTCTAACGAAAAATTGGAATTAATTGTTTTAAGCGTTAACGCGGAAACAGGTGAAAGCAAAGAACGACCAATGTCTGAAGAAGAAATGGTCGAACACAAAAAACTAATATCGGAAATGAAAAAACAAGAAGCCGAAGCAAAAGCAAAAGCGGAAACCCGCTCAAGCGCGTTGGCAAAATTGGCAGAACTTGGATTAACCGAAGCGGAAATCGCGTCATTATGATCGGCGAATGGTTAGCCACTAGCCCGATCGGTGGATTTGTTAAAGTCGCAGCTGCGGGAATGCTGGTCTGGTTGATCGACAACGTGGGATCGTTACAGATCCCGCAGATCGTCCAGGTGGGTCTTATTGCTGGTCTGCCAATTTTGATCAACTGGATGAATCCTGAAGATCCCCGATATGGGAAGTCTGGCGATGAAACCTGTTCCGAATAAATGGATTGCGACGTTTCCTTATGGCGTGACCTACAAAGGCACACGCAAGAAGCACAAGGGGATTGATTACGCCTGCCCGAAGGGAACATCGGTGACTTCTGCCGTGTCCGGGAAAGTTGTATTTGCTGGATGGCATAAAGTCGGACGCGGTTGGGGTCGCAGCTACGGTCAACACGTCATCATCGACAATGATCGATTCAAGGATGGGTCCGCTGGTCTATGGGCGGGCTATTGTCACCTAAGCAAAATCAATGTCAAAGTTGGTGAACGTGTAAACGCAGGCGATCAGATTGGCGAAGTTGGATCGACAGGCAATTCGACAGGAAGCCACTTGCACTTTGAAATCCAATCGGGACGTTTATGGAAGGGATGGGCAGGAAGTCGCAATCCCCAAAGGTGGATCGATGCCTGAAATTCTGCACAAAACCGATTCGGGCATTGATAAGCAATCGATCAAACCTAAGACTTGGACATATGTTCGCTTCGCAGGTGCAACATCATTCAAGATCAATCAGGTCGCGTCCTGGCATTGGATGACAATCCTGCGAATCGAATTTCCCGGAACTGGATCGCCGAACGTGATCCGTGGACGCTTCGCCCGATTCCCTGGCACAACCAAGATCGATGAAACGGGCTTCGACGATAAGAATGTCGCAGGCTGGTCGGGTAAGACTTATCATTCACATTGGTCCCATGTCTTTCGATGCGCGCCATCGATGCCAATAGGATTCTGGATTTGGCATGACGGAACGAAACCGATTGTCCTAGATGGACGACAGATCAAAGCGGTTTCACTATGAACGAATTGATGACCGCGGGACAAGCTGCGGGAAGCCTGATCGCGATCCTGACCTTATTTGGAATGATCGTGAAATGGGGCATTGTTAAACCAATAAAGTCCTACATCGACCAAATGACACGCCCAATCCAACCTGGAAATAATGGCGGACTATCGTTGACCGATTTACACAATAAGGTCAATAAATTAAAGGATTTATTGTGTGAACACATTCAGGATCACGACGACACGCGAAAAGGATAACTAAATTGACGGATCACGGTGTTACATTATGGACATGACGGACCCATTGTTATCAAGCCAAGAAGCCCAAAAGGTTTTGAAGGTTAGTAGGCAGACATTATGGCGACTAGAAAAGATGGGCGCGGTAACACCTGTCAAAATCGGCACCGTCAAGCGTTATCGATCAAGCGAGATCAC